AACGACATCCTTGAACAAGTCGGTCTGTTTCATGTCCTCAAGGATGGCTTCAGTGATGTCGGAAACATCAATGCTGGCCTGACCTCGAACAAAATCAGTCCAGCCACTCTGATTACCGATGCGATCCACCAGCCGCGCGCGGTACCAGAATTCCTGCCCCGCTTTGAGCCCCATTTGCTGATAGAGTTTCTGCGGGTACGGTACCGCCGCCAGCAGCATCGGATTCGAGCCGTCGGCTGCGAGACTGTATTGCAGCTCAGTACTCAGCGTGTCGCCGGTATCGGCGGGGAATGCCCAGGTTACGTTGATGCCGAATACTACATCGTCAGTTGCAGCAAGCCCGACGGGTTTTGGCACATCACCGATCCTGCCTTTGAGATGAGTTAGCGCCGACGTCGCCCAGAGGCTGGACGCCCCACCTGAATTGATGGCGCGTACGCGCACCAGGTAGTCGCCCTCGAAAATCCCAGGCACTTCGATATTGCGCAGGCCTGTCTCCGGCACGTTGATCCATTCGTTATCCCCGCGCTTCCACTGCACCCGGTAGGCTATTACGTCTGCCTGTGGCTTACCATTTTTGTCCAGCGGCGCGTCCCATGTAGCGACCAGTGTCGCCACACGCTGACCCTGGCGTACCGCGTCGTAACTGGTGACAGCGACATTGCCTGGCTGCGCAACCAGTCCGGTCGGGATTAGGCTGATCGGCGGTATATCGAGGCGGGCGTTATTATCTACTGCATCATATTTTGATGAGTTGTACTCAGCACCGGTGATGGTGAATGTATTTTCATCATCGTTAAACGTCAGATTCGTTACCCGGAAGTACTGCAGGCGCAACTGCCCGGCATCGATAACGAATATAGCGTTCGGTAACGGGGCGGCTATAAACGGCGTGGCCACTACCAGCTGCGTGCCGTTTACCGCCTGAATAACCCGACTTTCCACGGTGCCGCCCTGCGTGCGGATCATCAACGTGTCGCCCGCGACTGCGCTGGTCCCGCGGTCAGTGGTCACAGTTTTGAGTCCCGCGTCATACCCGGTAATGCGCCCGCCGTATACGCGTCCTGACAGGCGTTCGTCGGCAAACGCAAATACCGTGCCCGGCACGTAGACAAAACCATCGAGCCCGGTCTGCAGTGTGATGATGCGGTCAAGTGAGTTGGAATACACCGCCCAGCCGCCCCGCCGCTGCGCCTCGCTTTCGCGCGTACAGCCAATGGCAGTAATTTGCGTCTGCTTGAATTTGAACTGCTTCACCAGCTCAGGAAACATCACTGCCGTTGTGCGGTCCTGGTAGTGGTTGCCGGGGTCACTGAAATTAATCAGCGCAGAGCTGTAGCGGTTTTTTTCGCTACCACTGGAATAGACCGGCTTCCCCACCACAGAAGCGCGGGTGAGGATCTGCAGTTTCGAGGTGTCTGCTGGCATGTCTGAGACAACGTTGAACATGTTGTTACCCCAGAACGTCATGCCGTTGAAGCCTGCCGCGATGTCTTTAATCACCTGCCAGGCGTCGGCCTGCGCCTGGATGTACACGTCAAACAAAAAACGCGGCTCGGTTCCGCTACCACCCAGGCCATCCGGGACCTGTTGATCGCATCGCTGTGCAATCCGGTACAGCTCCCACTTATCCAGCATATCCGGCGTAACGCGGCGACCAAGACCAAAGCGCGGCTCCGTCAGGATATCGAACCAGATCCACGCCGGATTGTTAGTCCATCCCCATTTGAATGTGCCATCCCACGTGCCGCCATATGTCCGGTTAATCGGGTCGTAATTTTGGGGAATACGGATTATGCGCCCCTGCGGTTTACAGGATATTTTCGGGATATTGCTGAACGCCTTGGCGCTGAATGACACATACAGCAGCGCGGTATGCGGATAGCGCAGGCGGGCATCAATCACCTCAGTGATTGCCTGGACCTGTGTTTTGTTCTGCAGCATCTGACTGGTGCTGTCGGCGGTATCGCGCACAACGCGGATCTGCCAGCCGGTATTAGCCTTAGGCAGGTTGATGCGGTGCGTTAGCTCGTACAGTGAGCTGAGTTTTTCCGTTACCGTTTTGGTGAGCACAGTGCTGTATGCCCCGCCATCCACTGCCACATCGATGTGATAGGTGACGGAGGTGCCGACGATATCGCCGTCATTCTCCTGCTGCTGCAGACCGGTAATGCCGATACGTACCAGCACAGCATCAATCTGGGTATTGCTGATAGCACGGGTCCAGGGAGTGGTCTTCGTCAGCGATACCCCGATGCTGGTCTCGTTCTCAACAGCGGGAAAACCAGGGATTGGTGACTGAGTTTGCGTGCCGGGGCGAAAATCCCAGGAGACATTCTCAAAGTTCATTGAGCCGTCGGCGTTACCGAGCGGTGTGTTATCCAGGAAAATTTTGGTGACATCGAGCCCGCCTGCAAATTCCCCCTCGCCCAGCGCCAGAAGCAGACGGCAGCGCGCCATGGACTGAGCTGAATCAGGTTGCTCAACGGGGGTATGCTGCTTCTGTTCGCCGCCCTTTGCTCCAATGATTGTTGCCATATTGCATCCATAAAAAAACCCGCCGTAGCGGGTTATGGGAATAGAGAATTTATAAAGAGATTATTTAAAGACCTTTTTCAGCTTGAGATTTTGAATCATTTTCCTGCTCATTAAGAACATTGCTGAACAAAACGGATTCATAGTCGATAGACAGGTATCCCTTACCTCTGCGCTCCCCTTTCAAAGACACGGCAACATCTCCTCCGCCTACTGGCTTGAAGAACGAGCTGTAAGTACCACACCCTTGGTATGCAAGGCATTGATAAAACTCATCATTATCTTTATAGAGTTCTCTTCCAATATATTCATATTTTGAACTGGGCTTTCCATATTTCTTGGCTATCACTTCTTTGATTTTCTTATACTCTTCTAATCCCTTAGAGCCATATGCGTCACCGTCAATATTTTCAATAACGATGACTTTGACCAGGCCATATTTGTCATCAATAACACCATAAAACTCGTCAAATCCCGAAACTTTTATAGGAGGGTTACTTATCAAAAATAATTTTAAACGAGTGTCATTTTTCCCAGCCGGCGTGGCACCATAGTCCTTAGTAAGGGTCTCTTGACTTTGCCCCCATTTTAAACCAAGAGGAGCTGAAAAGCCCTCATCAGCCACTGCGCCAGAAGAACAAAACAAAAAAAACAATGAGGCAAAAAATCCAGTCAATTTCATATCCCTGTCTCCTGTAAAAAAATTCAGACTAATCTTAACACCCCGATTTTTAAAGATCAGCAGTTCCCTCTGGTAGGGAAGATTAAATATCTTCAGCTACAATGCCTGCGCTGATAATGGCTCCGCCAATTTCACGCTCGCCATAGAGCACCGCGACCGGGTTGCCCATCGCCAGGGAGTTGACGGAACCGCCGAAAGCGTAGCTGGGTTTGTTGTCGGGATCATCACGGCCTTGCAGCCCTTTAGGCTGCGGTGAAAGCATCTGGTAAATACCCCCGGCCATCATCCCTACCCCGGAAACCATCAAGGAAGCAGCCAAAGGAGATGCCGTACCCCCTGAGATCACCGTCATTACGATCCCGGCCACTACCATCACAGCGCCGAGAATGGTTTGGAAAATGCCGGCCTTCTTCGAACCTTCCATCACTGGTGCAATTCGGATATCACTGTCACCGCCCAGTTCTTTGAAATCCTGCACGCCGATATTTCGCTTGCCGCGGAACACGGCGAAGGCCATCCCGTTTTTTTTGGCGTTCATGAGGTAATCTTCCATCCCATCGAAGTTAATGCACAAGGCTTTTACAGCTTCCGCTGATGTCTGAACCGCCAGTTTATGCACACGCCCGAACTGCGCGCCCAGCGCGCCATACAGCCGAATAGTGGTTAAACGCGCCATGGTTTTATCTCCTGTTTCAGTTCTTTATGGCGGACACAAATCATGGTCCGATCTTTGAAATAACCGCGGGCGTACGGCGTAATGCAGGATGGCTGCCCGTAGAGGTGATGAAGTAGTTCGCCCTCCTCAGTGAGGATGCCGGCATGGTTCCATTTACTGGATTCGACCTGCATGATGACCATGCAGCCTGGCGCCGGGTCACACTCGACGAACCCCTCCCGCTCCCAGTTTTCGAAATAGAGGTTGTCCGGGTACTGGCTTTCCCACCATGGATAATCGACGCGGAAGTCATTGAGCGTGACGCCCTGCGTGGCATGCCAGTCCATAATCAGTCCCCAGCAGTCGTGCGAGCCCAGAATGAACGGGCGGCCAATCAGCGGGATGGCATCCGGCGTGATTTCAGCGTATTCATCGCAGTCTGGCGCATAAATACCCCAGACCACACCAGACTGATTACACTGCTGGCGATCGAGGTCTGACGGAATGGGTCGCGCGCCATCGCCCGGATGCGAGTGAATGACGCGGATAATCGTCCCTGCGTCCTCAGCATTTGCCCAGTGCCTGCCGTCAATGCGGAAATGCTCTGTCGGTTTTTCGTGGCTGTTCGGCACCGGAATATAACGTTGACGCCGCCCTGACTGAATGACGAAGCCACAGCACTCGCGCGGGGATTCCTCCAGCGCATGCGCCCGGATCGCCGCCATAATGGTTTTGTTCATTGGTATGTCCGGTTATCGGTTGAAAAGCACAGTGGCCGGAAAGCCCCCGAAATCGAGAACGGCGGTATTTGGCTCCGCCAGCCCGGCACCGAAACGCTTACGACAGTCGCTGAAGCAGCCACCGCACGCATCCAGCGCCGGGTCGGCAACCTGGTTACCTTTGGCATCGAAATACGCCGTACCGTTATAGGTGCAGCCGTCGCCGCTGCGGTACTGGCCGCGCAGCGCCCATTCGCACAGCGAGGTGATTTGCCGTGTAGGAATAACCAGGCTCTGAAGGTCTGCCGGGCTGCTCATTGACCACGTCACAACCTCGTCATCCTCCGATGTTTTGGTGTCCAGCCAGAATGTCTGGAGGGCAAACATTGTCGGATCTGCCGTTGGGTTCACCCCGCCCGGAAAGTTTCCGGCGTCGAGGTAAATGGCGTAGGTGTCGATGATGCTGACCTTCGCGTTAACCATGTCTTTGAACTGGAGACAGAGCGCGGTGATATGCCCGTCGAGGTTCGACACGCTCAGCTTCGGCTCCGCCGCCTGGTCAGTTGAAAGAGACAGGTCTGTCATCTGGAACGGCCGGAACTCATATGTTTTGCCATCGAATAATATTGGCTTTGGCCCGAGCGCGTTTTCGTCGCCGTTCGCGGCATCTATCTCTGCCGGAGTATGTGGGAACGGGCTGTAATGGAAGCGATGTATACCCCCACTGAACTCTGAGGCGTCCACTTCGACCAGGCGAACCCTACCACCCGGTGCCAGCATCGCCGCCTGATCGACTAATGCCATTATGCGTAAACTCCGTAAGCCCGTTTAATAGTGAAGGTAAGCTCAGCGAATTTGCTGTTTAGCTGATTCTTTCGCACTGAGTCGGCAACAACCCGGTAAAGCCCCTTTTCTTCGCCCGGAGGCGTGATGATGAACGCCTTGACCACGTGAGCCAGGAGGAAATGGCGAACTGCGTTTACCTCTGCCTCGCTGCCAACGTGCTTCATTGGCACCTGAATAGCTGTGGAATTTATGCCGTTATCGGCAACCTGTTCGTACCCGTCACCAAACTGAGCAGAGCGTATGCTCTGGCTGTATTCAATAGCACCTGCACCAAGCTGTGAGTGCCAGCTATAGGTTTCAACGGCCATATTTGCCCCAATAAAAAACCCGCCGAAGCGGGTATGGAATGGTATTAGAAAGCAAAAACCCGCCAGATGGCGGGTTAGTCATGAGATATGATTCGCATGTAACTTGATGTAGCAATAACGGCTTGGATAGGATTTTCTCTTGATGTGCATAATGAACGCGAATCATATTCGCGCGACCAATGGCAAAGCCAATTTTCAAGATCTTCCGCCGAATAATCCTTACGGGCCAACCCTTCTGCAATCGTCACAACTTCATCACTGGGTGCAGTAAGTTCATATCCATTAAGCAACAAAAATACATAGCCGGCCATCATGGATGTTCGTTTGTTGGCGTTAGCGAAGGGATGATTTTGGATGAGACTCTCGATCAACACGGCAGACAGACGAAACATATCATCTGTCTGCTCGTAGTAGCGAATGGTGCTTGGCCTGGATTGCGATGAGCTAAGATTGTTTTGGTTCAGAACTGCGATAGGCTCGTTTGGGGTCTGAGTTTCGATCAGCGCCCTGTTGATGTAAACGATATCTTCAAGCGAAAGATAGTTAATCCCTTCAACGTGTTCTATCATCCGTATTCACTCAGACCTTAGAAAGCTCTTCCATCGCCTTTTCGTAGCGAGCAAAACCAAACTCGAAAGCGTTTTTTACCTGGTCGGTATGTGGACATGTTTCGCTGATCGCTGCACGCGGTTTCGCCACCTGAGATTTGTCACGAGGCGGAATGTACAGACGATCTGCCTTTTTTAATGCGTGACCCATGACTTTCACCCCATGTACGCCTGGCAGCGTCTTATAAAAAGTAAGGATGTTAGCTACACCCTAAGCATTCATAGCTATTGAAGACCATTCAAAGCTAATGGAGACAATTTAATACCATTAAGTATATTTGAGCAATGGGTGTGTTGCTCAAGATCTCTTCACGTTCGACGAACTTTGAAGCGGCCAGTTTGCAAGTTAGATGCAATTTCGCAGAAGTTAACCCTCGGGTAATGGCAAACTGATGACATGATCACTGCAGATAGGCTGGGCCTATGACTTGCTACAAATGGTCAAAAATGTGCTCGATCGCACTTTTTGCACAAAAACAATGCCCCTCATGCCATGCATCGCTCGATAAATTGCTGTAATATTTCGCCCCCTTCGAATGTTGCGCTTAAGTTTTAACCACTTATTTTGATCCCTTCTTCTTTATCAACAAAAAGCCCCGCGTTAGCGAGGCTGGGTTTGGTTGGGTGCGGTGGTTATTTGCAGCGCTTATCAATTAGCGCTTGGAAATTGCTTGTCTGCCCATCATCCAAAACTACATCAGAGGTGGCAATGCTTTTCCCATCATTAGTTATTTTGGTTTTCACTATGAATGCTTTCTTGCCAGTAAATGCGCCAAAAGAATTCTTTGCATTAACATAGCCACATACATAACCAATATATGGCTCACCCTCTCCCTCGCTAGTCTGATGAAATGTGACTGAATCGAACTGAGCAGATTCAGGATCTTTCATCAGTGACGCAACTCTTTTTTTGCCGTAATCCATGGCCGTATAAGGGCTGTTGCTACCACAGGACTTCGAAAGCAAAGCTATAACCACAACCCCAATACCTATTAATACATATTTACCATAATTCACTATCATCCCCTTGATTATCGTAGTTTTGCATATGATAACCAGGGGATGCATTGGTGTAACCAGGCGCAGATGATATTGTCATCTCAGAATTGCAACGTCAGACCATTATTTGGTCTGAAATTGCCTTCCCAGCAGTCCATCGCTTCGGGCTGCTCGCATCAGAACCTCTGTGACTTTGGCTTCAATTTCATTCCCCAACGCCCTTGCCGCGGCGCTGCCATCTCCAGAAGTATTTGAGGTCGCATTACCTTTGTTATCGACATAAATATCGATATTTACCTGTGGTGCTGATCCACCCGCCCCTTGGGCTCTTACGCCAAGCCGTCCAGCAGAATCGCGTGTCAGTGGCATAATAGCCTCTGGCCCCGCCTCACCGAATACGCCACCCTTAGCAAACTTGGACGCGCCCTGGAAGGTGAAATACTGAGGGGAATCATATACGCCATTCACAAACTTGCTTAGCCCTGGTGATTCATAGACGCCGCCCTTGGCATTAAGATGGGGCGATGGAACCGCGAACGATTGCCCGCCTCCGGATGATGGCGATGAACCGCCATTCACCCATCCCATAGCCGCCTGAATGGCGTAAGCCACCATCAACCGGTTTGTCACATCAATAATCATCTTCAGCATTGACTTGCCGAATTCTTTGATTGAAGCTTTACCAGTTGTCATGAGGCTCGTCAGCATGTCTGATAGACCTGTTAAAGCCGACCCCGCAACGTTTTTCACCGCGCTATAAGTGTCAGTAGCCGCTTCCAGGTATTCATTCCACCCACTAAGCGCACCAGCCTTCCAGTCAGCCCGAAGCTTGTCCTCTTCATCGTAATAGTTATGAAGCGCCGCCAGTTCCTTCTGGTAACCAGCGTCTTCCAGATCGCTACCGCCATTTAACCATCCTTGACGGAGTTGGGCCTCTTCACGCAAACGCTGTTGCTGCCGTGAACTAAGCCCAGCCCCTTCACGCAATGCTGTGGTTTTTTCCGCCATTTGCGTGGCATATTTATCAGCCTGCTCTGCCAGCGCATTGATTTTCTGCTGGGCCTCAACCTCCTTGTTTTTCTGATCCACCACCGCGGCGGCGTTTAGAATGGCCTCACGGCTCGACAGGAGGGATTTCTCCTGCGTGGTCAGGGCGCGAGTTTTTGCAGCCTCTTCCAGCTCCGCGAAGTGGGATTGTTGCTTGCTGAACTCGGTATTCTGAACGTGGGTTTCACCCGTCTTACGTAGAGTCTCAAGCGTTTCGGTTAATGTACGGGCCTGGGCGCGGTAGTTTTCCAGGGTGCGATCGCCAGCATCAAGAGTGGTTCTGGCCTCTTTGGTTTTTCTGGCTGAGTCTTCGGCAAGTTTCGTTACCGCGTCCTTTGTCTGGCGATCAACCGCCCCCTCGCCTTTTACTCCACCATCAGGGCCATTCCTGGCCTCTTCTTCCCACTGATGCTGGGATTTGCTGAGGTTTGCAAAGTGCTTGTTATAGTCGGCGGTGAGCTGGGCGTACTCTTTGTTAGCTGCTTCGCGGTTTTTAGCAACATTTTCAGCCAGGCCATTAAATCCCATTGATTTTATGAGAGATTCCCCGCCGGGAAGTTTGTTTGCAATCTCCGTGAATCCGGAAATCATCCCCCCCATAATCCCCAGGGAGAATTCTTTCATTTTCACGAATAAAGCTTCAAACGAGGTACTCAAAAGCTTAAACACCTCAATAACCTGATTACCCCAAGCTCGAACCGTAATCCCGATTTGGCCGAAAATATCGGAAGAAAAAGCCTTTAGTCCGTTCCATGCCTGCCCGATGTTATCGGTGGCGGCAACTATATCGTTGCTGCGCTTTTCCATTGTTTCGGCGAATAGCGTAATAGCTTCATTGGCAGCGGCTGTTTTACCCTTCGTTTTCTCCAGCGTGATGATGTGCTTCATCATCGCTTCATCAACAAAACCATATTGCTGATTAAGGCTGGCCAGCGCCTTAACCGGGTCACTCGCAATGCGTGCAAAATCAGCCAAAGCTGCTTTTGTATCAAGCCCGGCATCGCCCATAGCCAGTATCGCACCGGCCACTTTTTTCATCTGACCGTCGGTGTATTTGCCCGTATCGTTGAGCTTAACCAGCATATCCACAGCATCGGCGAGCGAAGCGCCTGCATTATCGGCGACCTCTCTTGCAGCATCATTAAGCTGCACCATGGAAGAAAAGCCAGCGCCGCCCATAGAGATGAGCGATCGGGCAACCGTGTCAAACTGCTGGGATGAACTGTATGCAGCCCCTGCAAGGACAGCCAGCACCGCAGCCGTTCCTGCAATGGCAAGGTTAAAGCCGTTAAGTAACCCACTGGCCCTTCCTAATTTTTCAGCCGCCTCGCTGGTATTATTGAGTCCTTCAGCTGCATCACTGATGCTCGCCGCAGATTCAGAGGTTTCCCTGCCCTCTTCGTTAAACCCAAATAAAGCATCCCTGAGCGCCTGCAGCATCGGACCGAGGCCGCCGAATGAATCCTTAATCTGCCCGCCCTGCTGGAGCAGGATCAGGAACGGAGACTGTCCGCCTGCCAGTTGCGTGGCAATATCGGTGAACTGTGCCGGGAGCGTACGCAACGCAGCGCTGTACTGGCCAACAGAGATGCCCGCGCGCCGGGCGGCGGCCTCCTGCCGTGATAACGCTTCAGGCAGCACGTCAGCAACGCTGGAGAGGCGCTGGCGCGTCTGGTTCAGAATATCGTTAAAGTGCTCGAACTGAGCGCCGTTGATACGGCCCGCCTCGAAGTGCGCCACCAGCTGCGCGTGCTGCTCATCCAGCGAGTTGAACGCGCGGATCGTCGGGTCGATTGAACCCAGCAGGTTTTTCAGCGCGGCTGATTGCTTCTCAGCGGCCTGGGTTGCTGCCAGTTCGGCCTGGGCGCGCGCTGCTGCTTCGCCGGTGTCGGTTAGCTTCAGGCGGGTATCATCCAGAATCTTGTTATAGGACTGGAAGGTATCAGTATCCAGAAAGCCCCTGGTCTGGAAATTACGCAGCGCGGCCTGCTGTTCGTCCAGGCGATTCAGCGCCTTAGTGACCGGGTCGATGTTCTCCAGCAATCCCTTTAGCGCAGCCTGCTGCTCTTTTGCCCCCTGGGCACCCTGCTTACCAGCCTCAGCTCCAGCGCGGAATACGGTGTTCAGATTATCGGCTTTGTCGACAGCACCCGCCGCCGCCTGGCCGAGCTTATCCAGTTCATTGCTGGCTGTTTTCAGGTCGGCAACATCGGCCCGCAAAGTAATCGAGGCGATTTGGTCTGTCATTTTTTCGTCTCCGCATGCATCACTTTGAGAGCCTCACTTTCCATAATCTGCAGGTCAGCCATACAGGCCGCCGCATCCTCCACCCCGTGCAGTTCGAACACCCAGGGGAGAACGTTGTAATCGAGTCCGGTAGCCCCGCTCGCGCCGACGCGCCACTGGGTCGCCAGCGCAGAGAAGATGGTGAATGCCTGCCAGATTGATGGCAGGATGCCCACCTCTTCCTCCACGTCTTCAGGCGTTAAACCAAAAGCGCTCAACTCCGCGAGAGTCGGTCCCGGCGTGTACAACGCTGCGGCGACCTGCCTCAGTTTTTTTCGCGGATGCCCATCAACTCTTTGGTGTAGGCCATGCCGATGCTGTCGAACGCGCGCGGGTAGTTCTGCAGGAGGACGATCACGTTATCGCGGGTGAACTCATCCGATAGCGCCCAGCCTTCGACGATTTTCATCAGATAATCGGCCTGTGGCTCGACAGCGGACGTCTTGCCGTCAGCTTTTTTCTGAAGTTCGGTATCCATATCGCGCAGCTCTTCCAGCGTCTTATGGCGGAAGGTGAGCGTCAGTTTGCCGTCTTCAGCGCCAGCGCGTGGGATGCTGGCAGTTGCGGAAAATGTTGGGTTTGGGATTAGGGAGAATTTGGTCATTTCGGTTCCTTAAAAAAAGAAACCCGCCGAAGCGGGTTGAGTAATCGAGTGCGTAAGGGGAATTTAGCGGCTGTATAACAGGCCGCCGGGCTTCAGCGCATTGCGGATTGCATCGTTTACCGCTTCATGCATCGCTTGTTGCAGGCCGGTGAATGAGGCTGTTTGCGCATCAATATTTGCCTGGAGGGGTGCGTACAAATCGCTTTCGCGCACGGCATCAATCACGGCCTGCTTCAATTCATCGCAGACAGCGCTCGGCCTTCGTTTTCATGTTGGTTACCTCGGCGTTTTCGATGATGGATGAAGCAGCTTCATGCAACTTAAAGCGTTCGGCTTTAAACTCTACCTTGCATTGCTCACCCTCAGCGCCGATAACCATGCCGGATGTATATTGTTTTTCGCCGCAGTCCACGCCCATCTTCACTCTGTAGTTCGCAAACCGGATGCCATCGCCGATCGCCGCATTGTTGATGAACACCTGACCGGATTTAGCGATAAACCAGCCATCATTAAGGTCATTAAGTGTGCGGCTGTTACGGATCTCTTCGCTCAGCGCCTCAATCATTTCTCCGGCATCGACAGAAGATACCCCTTCGATCCAGTCACTGGCTCGCCATTCTCGCACTGAACCATCCGCTGCAATTGGACGCAGACGCACCTGTAATCGCTCACCAGCTTTGAGGCCAGGAATCAAGTAGCTGACAGCAGGCCAGCAGATGCGCTCTTTCATCAGTCGACCATCTTCATGGAGGCATTGCATTTCGAGCGCCGCGCAGTCGACCGGCCACTTCCATTCGACGTTTACCCCAAAAGGCCTGGGAGTGGTTTTTACATGAGAGATGCTTAAAGCTTCGGGCATGATCATTTCCTTTTAGGCGCGACCTAATTTGTTAAAAGATGATGGTTTGCCGCTGCGCAACCCATTGTCGTCTTCGTTAACAACACCCATAACCAATCTGGGCTTGCCCTTTTTATCGGCAACAACGATTGAGTCACTGCGAAGGAAGGCTCTCAGGCCGTTTTTCGATTTTCTGCCTAATTGCATGTGATATTTCCTTTTAGGCGTGAGCCTGTCGCACGGCAAAGCCGCCGAAAGTAATCGGTTTACCCAGGCTCACAGCTGAAAGACTTTCTTTGATGTGCGCGTGCGATGCGCAAAATAAAGCCCGGCGCGCCGGGCCAGGTTGGTTAGCTGACAGTGACGGTGCAAGCAGCTGAGGTGAGGGTCTTGCCCGCGGCGTCGGTGACTTCGCAGGTGTAGACGCCAGCATCGCTGGATGCGACCGACGGAACGTTAAACGTTGAGGCGGTCTTACCAGGCTGAGCGGTGCTGCCTTTCTTCCACACATAGGTGTACGGCGCGGAACCACCCTGCATAACCACAGCCAGATCCAGCGCAGCGCCAACCGCAAGAGCTTTGGTGGCTGGCAGGTCAGTCAGGAATGCCAGCGGCAGCACGGATGAATCAGCGATCGGGTAAATCTGCATATCCGATTCGAAGTTCATACGCGCTTCGTTGCTCTCAACGGCGTTGATTTCGGTACGCGGCACGCGCTGGAAGGACACCTTGGCGGAATAGTAACGATCCGCTTTGCCGCGCGGGTTGTGGAACCAGACCGCCGTGGTGTCGCTGGAGTCGTCCAGGTCAATCAGGCGCTTGTAGATCGCCAGCATCGGGTCGTGCGCGAAGGTGTAGACCTGCACCACGGCGTTTTTAAACGTCGGGATGGTACGTGCCTTATCATCTTCCAGAAACTGCACGCTGATGGTCTGCTGGTCACCGCCCTCAGTGGATAGCGTCATGACCTGCGGCATGGTAATCCATGAATCGACTTTGCGCAGCGTACCCGCGCCGGTGCCCGCCGGGAATTTCTTTGTGTCGGTGGTATCAAACGCTTCCAACACGATTTTGGCGCCGGTGGCAGATTTCACGCGCAGCACCATATTATCGAGCTTCAGCCAGCCGGAATTCACCTGCACAACGTCGCCCGCCAGGATGCCTGCGGCGGATGCAACGGTCAGTTCGCATTCCGTCGCGTTGGAGGCTGCAGTGAAGGTGATTGGAGCCTGATAGGCTTTGGCCACGCTCACACGCGAGCCGTTAGGGATTGCGAATGCCATAGCACTCTCCTGAATTTAGGTAATAAAAAACCCGCCAGACGGCGGGTCAGTAATCAGCGCGGTACTGCATGCTGACGGGAGTTGTGAAAGTGATGGAGCCGCTAGAACCGTTATGGCTCGCCGTTCGGTCCTGAATCGGCTGGCGCACCTGCGGCGGTCCGTTTATGTAAAC